CTTTGGAATCTATTTTTCTATTTTTCATTTTGAAAAAAATATGCCGTAATTCCTCGTAAATTGTCTTATTTTGCATGTTTTGGTATGTTCCTTGTCATTATCCTAGAAATAACTTAAAATGCAATACAAGCTAATCTATGAGCTTACAGGGGTATTATATAGCAAGTGGTACCTCATCAACAACCAAATAAAAAAACCACTCGTTTGAGTGGCATGTAATTGAAGAGTTATCTCACTTTCTATTTTATTAAATCTTGTTCGTTAATTGCTTTTATAGCTTCCTTAACTTGTTCAGGTTTACCAGTTATAACTAACTTTATTTCATCTTTATGTTCAGCGTGTTTCTTACCTGATTTGAACAAGAACCAACTGTACAAGATGAATGATACAATATAAATAACGTATACTATTTTTGTACCTCTTTCATTTCTTTAATTGTTTCCTCAACTGTTTTATGCAAATTGTAGTAGAAAACTCCTGTGTAATGTTCATCTTGTACTTTGGTCCAAGTTTTATAATTTGTTTTGTCCATGATTTCATTAACCGTTTCATAATGTTTGTTTAAGTTGGTAATAAGAATATCAAGAGCTTTTACAGAGTTTTTGTGGAATTTTGCCGTAAATTCAAATGCTTTGGCAACTTCTTGAAGCATACTTAACAAGTCCATATATTGACCTTTAGCATAAGCAGGCACTTGGCTTTCATCTGTTGGAAAATGTTCGTTAACTTTTTCATCATGTGATTTCAATGTGTCGTTAAGTAGTTCGATTTGGTTTTTTAATTTCATTTTTTAGTTCCTTTTTCTTTCTTACGCTTGCATTCCTGTTAATTTGTTCAAATATTTCGTTTTGCGGTCGATGTGGTACTCTAAATTATTCCCCCAACGTGTTTGTAACGAAAGTTTTAAGCATTCAATGATGTAACTTTTAAGTGTTCCGTTTGTGTTGATATCTTCTAATGTATAGAAGTATTTACCTTGTGTGCCCTCACTTGCGTTGTATTCATTAAGTTCAAAGATTTCATTTTCGGCAAATGCTTCAAGTTCTTCTTTTTTTAAGTTATTAAACCCGCTTGAGAAACGGATAAAGTTCAATGCATTTTCATTAATCATAGTAGTTACCTCTTAATTTTATAATATTAGTGTTGTCTGTGATTGTATTGGCATATATATAATGCTCATCACTCAAGAGCTGTATAGCATTATATAAGCTTTTTTCTGTTTCTTCGGTACAAATTACCATAAGTTCTATTTCAAGCGTTCTAAACGTCTGATAAATGGCTGAATTGTTGCTTACTTGATTAACAATAGGGTGTATTTCAGCAAACATCACACCTGTTGGTTCTCTTTCGTAGTCCAAACTAATGGTAAAGCCTAACTCTTCTAAGAACTCTTTGATGTCTAGCTTTTTATTTTGTAAGTTAATCATTTTATTCCCCTTTGTAAGTATCTAACAACCATTTCAAACGATTTTCGAACCAAATATGATACCCCTCATTGCTAAAGTATTCTAAATTTTGGACGTTTTCTTTTTTAATAAAATTGTACAAATTTCTGTCTTCAATACTAATATAAGCGTTATCTTTAATAAAATCAAACATTTCAACGATTTTATCAACCAAATTGGCTTTTTCAGCGAACTTTTCAGCCTTACGAACTTTAGGGCTATTGGCTTCGCTATTACGTACTAAACGCAAGAAATAAGATTGTTCAGGTAACATGTTTAACTTTCCTAGCGTGTTAATAATAATCATGTCAGCAACTTCACGGTTAATCACTTCGTCTTTTTCGATGTTTAGACCGTATTTTTTGTTGGTATTGCGTTGGTAATTGTTAATGTGTTGTTTTACCTCTAGCATGTCATGAATAAGTTCCAAAGTGATAATATGTGCATTTTTTAAAAAAGTGAGTTTTTCTTTACTGATTTTCATAGTTTGTATGTATTCCTTTCAATTAGTTCCATTAAGTTAGTAAAATCAACAGCGAACAGAGGGGGAACAAGTTCTCTCACAAGTTCCTTTGCTTCCTCTACTAGTCCTTGTAGACTTAATTTGTCTACTTCATCAAGTATCGTTTCATAATCATAGCCCATATATAACCTCCTAGAACGGCATATCATCATCAGAGATATCAGCAATGGAACTTCCACCAAATAAGTCAACCGTGTTATTTTGTGGTTCATTGTTGTCACGATTTAAGTTAAACTCTGGTATCACTTTAGCATACGAAGCGTTATAATAAGTTTTGTCGCCTTTTGTTTCGGCTTTAATTTGGTCAATAAATACTGTTACGATGTCGCCATAATTTACGCTATCAGGTAACCAAATACCTCCGATATAATGCTCAAATGGATATGCTTTAAGTGATAGGACTTTTTTAGTCCCTTTTGCTGTTTCAACTTCTTTTGTGTTAATTTCGTTTACTTTCAAAGTTTCAATAATTTTCATTTTTTGTTCCCTCTCTTTATTTGATAGTTTAATTATAACGTATTTATTTTCTTTTGTCAAGTATTAAGCATTCATATTTACTTTTCCTTGTTTACAAAGTTCGTTTGCACGGTCGCTTGACATTTCTTTGTTTGCTACCATTTTTTTCAAGTCGCTCAAATTGTATTGATAACTTGCTTTAGGTACTGCTTTAGGACGTGGTGCATTGTTTTGACCTTTGTTTGTACTATCTGCGTCTTTTGTATCATCTAATTTCAACGATTGACCGTAGGCATATTTACTTGCGTATGACTGACTAGCTCCAGTAGCTTGAGCTTTATCCATTCCTTTCTTGTTGATGTCAATAACTGCCCAACCGTCACCGCTTGTAATGTCGTTAAGGTTATCAGGGTCAAAAATATCAACATGGACATGTAACATCAGTTCGTTGTTCATTTCTAGCATTTCGGTCGTGGCTTTTTCCATTAGTCCATACTGTAATAACAAAGGTTTCAACGCTGTTTGAATATCCTCGTTATTTCTGAAATTATACTTTCCGAAGCTGTTGTATTGACTTTTTGGTACTTCAATTTCATTGATTAGTTTCAAAACTTTGCTTTCCATTATAAGCTCACTCCTTTGTTAATATGTTTTTTGTACATTTTCCACAACCATTCCAAGAACCCTCTGATGTATCTACCAAGTTCTTCTGCTACGTTTTCAACTGCTTTAAATACAAGCCAAATAAATAGAATTGTTAATAATAAAGTCAACATTTTTTATTTCCTCCTTAACTATATAACTAATTATAATGTGTTTATTTTCTTTTGTCAATTACCAAGTTATTAAAGTTCTGTTGCATTTGTTTTACATTTTTGGCAATCGCAATGGTGCGAACCAACTTCACTAACTAGAGTAATATCGCCCTCATTGTCTAATAATACAGTATCAACGGTTAAAAATTCGCCCGGAAATTCTATATATACGTCCATCAATTTGTTTTCTACTTTTTCAAGTTTTTTAATTAGTTGTTTAATTGTTAAAGCCATTATTTAATACCTCCAATATATTCATGTATTTGTTTTAACTGTTCTTTGCTATCTTTTTGCGTGTATTTTCCATTTCTACCTGTCTTTGTTTTCTTTTCAGAAGGTGGAAAACCTTTTGCATTGAAATACTGTCTAGCGTACTCAAAGAATGTGAGTGCATTAGTATAATTGTGTTCACCTAGCATTTTATGATATTCTAAGCTAGTTTCTCGCCATTTATTGAAGTCGTTCCAATTCAGAACCATATTTTACCTCCTTAATAAACCAACCGTTCAAAGGTGTTTTTGTGATTATCAAAAATTTTAAATAACTTTCTGTAACACCGAAGTGTTTCGCCATATCCTCAAAAGTTTTAAACCATAAGAACTTATGATGATTTAAAGCACAATATTTATACATGTTTCGCTTCCTCTCTTCTTCTAATCTCTTCTAGTTCTACTTTTCTGCCTTTAAACTCCTCAAAGATTGATTTTTGAAGTGCTACCCATTCTTCTGCTTCTGAACGTTCAAAGCCCATTAGAACAGCCATGTTGATATAATCGTTATATTTGCCCATATCTTTTTCAAATGGTTCGTTTGGCTTCTTTCCTGCCCTTACAGAATACTTTAAAGCGTTTGTTAAAGCAAAACCTTGCCCAGTTGTGAAGTTATATTGCCAGAATTTTAAGTCCCATTCACTTCCCCATATTAGAAACTCTTCTAATTGAATTCCGTATTTATTTGCGTAATATTCTTTAGCCATTATTTCTTAACCTCTTTCTAAAACTAAGTATAATATTAAAGCTTCAATCAACACAATTATAAAGAAAAATATCATCTTTCAACCTCTAAAATTTTCTTTCCATTTTCATCAAACAAAACTGCTTTTACAATCGTTGCTGTGACATTCATATCTTCTCTAATACCTTCTACTGCGGTTCTTAGTTTTCTAACTTCATAAGTCCAACTATCCGAACCGTCTTCTAATATATAAATCACTTTAATCATTTTTGTTTCCTCTCTTAACTTGATGACTTAATTATATCGAACTTTTTTAACTATGTCAATTACAAATATATTTCGATTTAATATAATCTTTGTAACATTTTTCTGAACAAAAGACTTTCTTGGCATTGCATTGTTTGTCACACATTTGGCATTCACCACCATCTGCGATAAAATGAACGTTTTGAACTCCCCATTCATCACACCAAAATTCTAGCGTGTTGTTTGCCTGTTGTTCTTCCATGCCTAGGTTGTCAACCATATACTTGAAACACAGAGATAACTTAGCTTCAAACTTGCTTAGATGTTCTTGCATGAAATCATATACTTCTGTTACATCAGCTTTTGACTTTCTGAACTCTTCTAACTGTTCTAGGTCTGTCAATCGTGGGGGATATTCTCTCTTCGTTCCGTCATCATAATAATAAACCACTTTTTCAACTGCCATTATTTGATACCTCTCTCTTTGATTTTGTTTGCTACTACTTTGTAGTACACTCTTGTTTCATTGATAAACATGTCATCTACTTTACTTTCTTTTTGACGTTTTCCTTTTTGTTCTAGGCTATCTAATAACTTAACAAGACTCTTTGCACTAAACTTATCAATGAAGTACTCTATTTCTTCTTTTTTATCTGTTTTAGTGCCCTTTAAACGCTCATAGAGAACGATTAAGACATCTAACATAGAAATATCTTCGGTTTGTTTATAATAGCTATAAACGCTATTTAAAAGCCCTAGAAGCATATCTTTTTCAATATCTGTTACTGGTTCTTTTTGTTGAAGTCTTAAAACTATTTTATTAAGTGTTTCAAGTGCAATTTTCATTTGTTTAACCTCTCTTAACTTGATGGCTTAATTATACAAAAGAAAAACCGCAATGTCAAAGACAAAACGGTTAATCGTCTGTTATATTTACTTTTCCTTTTTGTTGCAATGCTGTTAAAAGACTTTCGGCTTCGTTTTTTGTTTCCTCGTATTCTTCCCCCTCTTTCTGCTCTTCTTCCAATATCTCTTTTGGTTTATTGCCTGTGGGGTCTATGATTTGAAATTGTTCCCCTACGTACCCCAGACATACTTCTTTGTCATAAGCATAATTACGAGCCTCAACAGTTAAGATTGAATACTTGCTATTCTTTCCCATTTTAGGACTTAGACATAAACAGAATTCAAACCATGCACCAATTGCTGAACTACCTAATGCGTGAGTACTGCGAACTCTAAAACTCTTTTCCTCTAACGATTGATTATTTGTGTCTTTTCTAGCGTGAGCAATTAATAAAAATGTTACATCGTTTAAAAGCAACTTCAATCGTGTTATGTTATTCAGTACGTCATTCATACTTGACATATCGTTTAGAATGTTTCTATCTGTCAGCATGTCTTTTAAGTTATCCAAGATAACGAACTTGATGTTATTTTCTTTGATGAACTTATAAAGTCCGTTCATGTGGTCCTTGTTGTCTAACTTAAATATTCCCCCTGTAATGAAATGCAAATTATCAGGAACATCACTATAAGCTTTTAAACGTTGATGCAAGACAAAGTCAGTATCTTCATTATCAATAATAAGCACGTTCGCTTTTTTAGTTTTAAAATAGCCAAAGGGGACACCTTTAGCTACGCTTAAAGCCATTTGCAACGTGGTAGAACTCTTAAAAGACTTTTGCGGTGCAATGGTTAGACCTGCCTGTCCTCGTGGTACTAAGTGTTCTATTAGCCACTCATTACCACCTTTAAAGTCCTCTTTCTCTTGTAGTTCCTTTGCTGTTATAACACGCTCAAACAAATCACTCATCATTCCCTCCGATTGCTGCGAGTGCTGAGTAAATAACCGATTGTACCTTTTCTACCGAATACATAACTAAACTACCATTTAATACACAATTATCATCGCAACTATAATTACATTCGTGAATATTATTAGCCATAATTTCAGCTATTTCTGTCAGTGCCTTTCCCGCAGTGTTAAGTTGTTCTTGGAGTTCGTCTCTTTCAGCACGTAATGAATATATATATTTAACTTCTTGGAGTTCAAGTTCTCGTTTACTTAAAAGTTTAGGTTTTCCTATTTCTTTTGTTGTCATCTCTGCACCTCTTTCATTTTAATAAACCTCTTTTACTTCATAGTCAATAAAAATATTATTTTTATCACGTAAGGGTTTAACATAAGTTTTAAATTTATAATCAGGGTAAATGTTTTTTAATCTAACTAGCCAATATTTAGCACGTTGAACCATTTGTTCCCAATTTTTAGCTTTTTTGATATCTTTGTTAATTGCTTTTAAATCATCATTAATTATCATTTGAAAAACCTCCATAGTGTAATAACGAGAGCGATTATAATTAAAAAGTAAACTATAAAAATAAACGATAAAATTATAGTGACAAAAGTTAATAAAATCGTCAATATTTGTACTCTCCTTTTATTAAATCTACTAAACCTAAAACGAAGCAACCTAGGCAACATAAGAACCAAACTCCGAACAAAGAATTGTCTACACTTGCTACAATTCCAAACATTACGGACATTATCCAATAAACAATAAACATATTTAATTACCTCTTTCTTTTATCAATTTCTAGCTTCCATTTCTTCATTACATTCTTCTGAACAAACCATAGGCTCGTTTAAGTCTTCCAAGCAGTCATATTCTTCTGGAAATACTTCTATTTTTTCTCCACAACATACACATTTATTATAAAATTTCATTATTTTTTCCTCTTTCTTTTTATCTATGCTTTTATTATATACAAAATTATATTACAATTCAAGATATAAAATATTTCTTTTTAGTTACTTTGTTTTAGGTAATAGTTGCCCTTGCCTTTTTGGTTAAGCCCCTAGCCCCTAACGTGTCTTGTTATCCCAGCAACCTAAAGAACAAGTAAACAAATTTCATTCTTGTTATATAATAGGTCTGTCAGACTTCCAAGCGTCACGGAGTGTTTTAGTTCACGACACTCATGGAACTCACAAGATTTCATTTAATGCTAACCTCTAGCCTTTTTGTATGTTATTTCAATTTTCAATTAGTTGTCCTTTTTAGCAACCATAGACAACTCAAGGCAAATCTTGCAAAGACTTTCGATAATTACTAGCCTATTCGGTCTAGTGTTCTCTACTCCTAAACTGTCAACAAGTCATCAGTTAACAGTCGTTAAATTTTTATATATTTATTATAACATACGTTTTTTAAAAATCAAGTAAAAAAATTAGGGTCAAGAATACAAGAATGGCTCAACCGTGGGAATAGTCAGGAATATATTATTTTTTGGTTACAAATTATTTAATCAAATTGTAAACTATCTAAATCTTTTGTTGGTATGATAAAACTAAAACTAAAAAAACAGTATGCTATAATAATACCATAATCAATGAGGGAGGTAAAAGCATGGCAGAAAAAAACATCTATTTTGTTAATGATGAAGTAGAACTAAAACAAGTGTTAGAGTTTATTTCTAAAACTGACTACGGTGTCAACATTGACAAAAGTCAAGAAGATGTTTACGCAGTCGTGACTTCTTATAGCCTCCCTATTTAAGAGGGTAGAAATGAAGAAAATTTTAGCTATTGACTTTAGCACAGCTAGTAAGAAAGACGAGGGAACAGGGTACGCTTTTAGAAAAGACGGTCAATTGTATGTCGGTTCTATTAAAGCATATAACCCTAAGAAGAACGCTTGGGAACGTACCTTTGACATTGTAAACGCAATTAAAGATATTATTGATGAGTTTGATTTGAAAGGTTATCATCTAGCCATTGAAACTCCTATTATGGGAAGAAACAGAAAACACAGTATTACATTGGCTAATTGTAACGGTTATTTTATCGGTGCTATTGACGGTCTAGTAAATGGCTATACTTTCATAGATAACTCAAAATGGTGTAGCTATCATCTTATTTTAGGCAAACGAGAACAACGCAAAGAAGAAAGTCTTGAACTTTTAAAAGCCACAGGCTTGGTTGATTCTGATTGCAAAGATGACAACATCGCAGACGCTTACAACATCTTAACATATTGTGAACACTTGGGTTAATTGTTCCATTATAAAAAACAATAATTAAAAAAGCGGTGTATCTCTACCATAAAATGAGAATTAAAAATGGAGGTGGTTATATCAAAATATCTCAAAACGGTTTGAACTTAATTAAAGAGTTCGAGGGTTGTCGATTGACTGCTTATAAACCAGTACCGTGGGAACAAATGTACACTATCGGTTGGGGTTATTATGGAGTCACAGAAGGTACAACTTGGACACAGGCTCAAGCAGATAGTCAGCTAGAAATTGACATCAATAATAAGTATGCACCTATGGTTGACGCTTATGTAAAAGGCAAAGCAAATCAAAATGAGTTTGACGCTTTGGTTTCATTGGCTTATAATTGCGGTAATGTTTTCGTTGCTGACGGTTGGGCAGAGTTCAGTCATGACTATTGTGCTTCAATGATACCTAAGTATCGTAATGCAGGCGGTCAAGTCTTACAAGGCTTAGTGCGACGAAGACAGGCAGAACTTGACTTATTTAATAAACCAGTATCAAGTAATTCAAACCAAAACAATCAAACAAAAGGAGTAATAAAAATGTACCTTATTCAAGGACTAGACAATTCAGGCAAAGTTAAACATTGGTATGTTTCGGACGGTGTAAGTGTTCGCCATATTCGTACAATTCGTATGTTGGAAAACTATCAAAACAAATGGGCTAAACTTAACTTGCCAGTTGATACAATGTATATTGCAGAAATTGAAAAAGAATTTGGTCGCAAGATTGACATTGATTCAGGAGAAATCAAATAGGAGAAGTAAATGAGCTTATTTAATCTATCACGCAGAGCGGAAGATGTGAGCTTTTCAACTTTCACAGTCCAAGACCCTACAACTGATTTGTTACTAGGTAAGTTATTGGGCTTAGTTTCCTATTTTGATAATGTTGATTATTCAGAAGCGTCCAAACTTGAGGACTTATTCTTTTGGGCTTTACAGGGTAAAGAAGTTTATCGTGTTTGGTATGGTGGTTTCAAGTATTACGCTCAAAGAGTGAACGCAGACCAGTTTAACATTTTAGTTAGAGAACCAAATCGCAGACAGGTTACTATTAGAACAAGCGATTATGAAATGTTGCTAAACCCTTTCTATGGTGCTAACCCACAACGGTTTGGTGTCATGTTTGGAATGGCTAGTAATGGAATTGGTAGACGACTTGACTCTCAAGCTCAAATCAAAATCTATTGGAAAACTAAAGTTTCTAGTGGTTTGAAAGAAGTTTGGGAAAGAATTCGTGAACGTCTAACACAACAGCAACAACTTGCAAGAGAGTTCAACGGTGTATCCGTTATTGGTTCAGATGATGACATTAAACAGATTCAGCCAGATTACAGCGGTTCACTACAAAATGACGCAAACCTTGCAATTGAAATTGCTTTGAGTGAATACGGAATACCAAGAGAATTGTTATATGGACAAAGTAATGAAGTTACTATCATCGCTTTCGCAATTCAAAAGGTTTTACCACTATTAAAACAACACGATAAGAACATTGTTTTCAACCAAGAAAACTTTGTCGCTTATATATCAACAACAGCCAAGGGAGGAAATATTGAAAGTAAAAGCAGTAAGAGGGATAGCGAACCCGTTGGGAACAATTGATTCTCACGGTACGGTTATTGAGTCAATTGCTAACGCAGGAGATGGCGTTGACATTCTTAACCGCCACAGAGAAAAAATCGGTTCAGGGTTCGTACATCTTGAGGGGGACAATGTAATCTTGACAGGTTACGTTGATGAAGAACAATACACAGCCGAAAAGATTGAGGAAACAGGCTTGTCAGTTGGTTTCAATGCTAACGGTGTAAAAGCTCGTGAACTTGACGGAGTAGGCTATTATAAAGATGTTACAATTACGGAGGTGTCACTAACTCCGTTACCAAGTAATAAAGGTGCTAAAGTGACAAAAGTAAGAGAAGAAGAAAAAGGAGAACAAGAAAAAATGGGTGCAAACGAAACACAAGAAATTATGAAGCAAGCAATTGAAGCAGGCGTAAAAGTTCGAGAACTTGAAACTAAAGTAGAAGAACTTAATAAAGAACGTGAAGAACTCAAAAAGGAACGTGAAGCGTCTATTCCTAGCGAAAAACCTCAAGACGTAGAGCGTAAATTTATGCGTGAACTTGGGGACAAAATGGCTGAAATGCCAGAACAAGGTTTCTTGCGTGAATTTTCTAATGGTTCAGATTTGAATGTCGTCAACTCTCTTGGGTCTATCACTTCAAAATATGCTCGTAAGTCAGGTATCTATGACGGTGCATTGAAAGCACGCTTCCAAGGTTTGACACTTGCAGAAGACGGTGTGGACGATACATTCATTGAGGGTACATTTAAGGCAGGTACAGACAAAAACAAAGCTCAAACAGCTTCTAAACGTTCACTACGTCCACAAATGGCTGAAGCATACTTACAAATGGATAAAGCAACAGTCCGTGGTGTAAATGATTCAGGTGCGTTGTCTGAATACGTGATGTCTGAAATGGTAAACCGTGTTATCCAAAAAGTTGAATACAACATGATTCTTGGTTCGGCTGACGGTTCTAATGGTTTCTATGGTTTGAAAACTGCCACAGACGGTTGGACAAAACAAATTGAGTACACAGACTTGTTTGAGGGAATTACTGACGCAGTTGCTGAATGCTCAATTTCTGACGCAATCACAATTGTTATGAGTCCACAAACTTTTGCAGAGTTGCGTAAGCTCAAAGGTTCTGACGGTCATGCACGATTCAACGAGTTGGCAACAAAAGCTCAAATCGCTCAATCATTCGGTGCTGTTAATCTTGAAACACGTGTATGGGTCCCTAAAGACGAAGTAGCTGTTTACAATCACGATGAATACGTGCTTATCGGAGATTTGAATATGGAAAACTACAACGACTTTGACCTACGTTATAACGTTGAACAATGGCTTTCAGAAACTCTTGTGGGTGGTTCTATCCGTGGTAAAAACCGTTCAGCTTACTTGACTAAAAAAGCAAGTGTGTAATTAGAAAGGTTGGTAGATAATGGCTGAATTTAAAATTACAGACCGTTACCAACAAATCATTGAAACGACTGTGGAGGGAATGAGTGTTGGGCTTTTCCCTTTACTTGGTCGTGTTCATGTAGTTGACGCAAATGTTTTGCAGTCTTTCAAGGTTGAAAACCATGAAGCAAAGGACTTTAAGACAAAAGTGTTAAACGTTGGTAAATTTGATTATATTGACTTCTCACACGGTGCTGACTTGACAGAGGGCGCTATTAGTGAGGCGATTCGATTAATCACTTATAACATTTATAAGCAAGTAGAAAAAGAACTATTTGACTTAGCTAAAGTTGTTACAGGGGACTACGTGCAAGGCGCTAACGATATCATGTTTGTTAAAAATAATGACTTCGTACAGTTGAGTGTTCCTGTATTCCAAACAGACCACTTTGACGCAGAAGATACGTTTGATAAAATTGTAATCAACCCTGATACAGCTATTTTAATCGGTTCTCTAGTTCCTGAATTTGTTATCACTAAACAAGCAAACACTAACAAGGTGCGTGTTTATGGTACTTTGACAGTAGAGGGTGGCTTCTTTGGTACTGGAGTAGTTAAGAAAATTGGAGGATAAAAATAAATGGCATATACATCAATAAATGAATTGACCCACGGTCTAGGATATGGGGTAGTGTTCATAGACCCAACAGGTTCAACACCAGGAATTCCAATCGCAGGCTTGCGTGGTATTGAAACAGAGAACAACCAAGAAAACTCAACTTTCTATGCAGGGTTTACCGCTCCTTATCGTACAATCGCAGGGGCTAAAACAACACAAATTACAGTTAAGTCTTATGACTTGCCTGAAGACTTTGCATTTCATGCGTTAGGGTTTGGAAATGTACATGGTTTCATGACTGACGACGTATCTAATTACAAACCTTACGGTTTTGCTTATGCTGAACGTTACCGTGACAACGCCGGTTCAGGTTACAAAGTAACATTCTATCCAAGTGTTCAAGCTACGACACCAAGTGACACAGCAGAAGCGGACGAAGAAAGTCCTACAGGTAAAGAGTACGAACACAAAGCAACTGTGACAAATGGAGATTTTACACTAGGGGACAAAAAACGCTTACTTGTAAAATTTAAAATACCTGACGTAGAACTTCCAACTGAAAGTGGAAAAGCCAAAGCATTCAAAAAGTTGTTCACAGAACTAAAACCGCTCGTAGCTGAAGACATCGTTGAGTAATTTTTTAAGAGTGAAGGGCTTGGAATTAATAGTTCCCACTCTTTTATTTTAATTTATAAGGAGATACACATATGAAGAAAGAAGATTTTAAATTTGATTTTAAAGCATTAGAACGTATGGAAGATAATGGCATTTACTTTGGAGATTTGAACGAACGTGATTATCACAGTTTGGCATTGTTCTTTTGGGCTTGTGCTCCACAGTATACACTAGATGAAATTTTAGGGGCTTTAATTGGTGGTTTATTACCTGTTACAGTTGCCGAACTTATGGAACAATTGGTAGACGAAACAAAAAAAGCGATAGCACTAACAACGAAGAAATAGGGGAAACCGCAAGAATTACAACACTTGCAATTGTTAGTGCTATGACAGTTTTTAGAGTTCCCTATGAAGTGTACAGTAATAGACCTTTAGGGTGGACGCTTAAATTAATTTCAACGTTGACACCTAAAGAGAAGAAGAAAACAACAGCGG